CAAAGATTACTTGGTGGTTCATATGCTAATTTAGTAGAAGGAGCAGATACTTCTAAGATGTATGTAAAAGATAAAGCAGCAGTTAAAGTATTAACTGAGTTTGGTGTAATAGAGTCAGAGTCTAAGAAATTTGTAAAAAAGAAATATGATACAGCTAAAATTTTTGCAAATAAAAGTGGTATTCTAAATAAAGATGGAAATTTTGATATTCAACTTCTTGATAATATTTTAGATCAACCAGAGAATAAAGATTTTGATGATCATTCAATTGCTATTTTTATGCACTTTTTAGAATTAGAAAATCAATTCTCTGGTTTCCAAGATGTAATAAGATTAGCAAATCCAGATACTAAAACTTCTAAAAGCATACAAGAAGTAATTAAAAGAAATATTGCTTTAGATGATTTAGTTAGTAATTCAAAGATTGATCCTGCTTTAGTAAAAGGTTTAAGAGAAGAATCTATTTTAAATACATTCTATGATAACAAAATTATTTCTGATTTAGTAGAACCTTTATTTAAATTAAAAAATGATAAGTTTGTAACTAAGTCTATTATTGATTTAGTTAAGTCTAAGAAAAGTGCAATAACTAAAGCTTTTGGTAAAGGTGAAGATGGTGTATCATTATTTATGACACAGTTTAAAAATGGAATGGTAAATTCTATTTTCCAAAATTACATGAGAAATTATGTAAATTCAGGTAATGATGTTTTAGATATACCAACAGAATTACTTTCCAAATACTTTACTGATAATGTCTTCTTTACAGAGAGTGATGTTTCTTATGCTGATGATCTAATGGCCTTAATAGAAAAACATTCTGGATTAAAAGATAAGTATAGTGTTTTACAACAAATAGCTTCACCTATATTAAAAGGAGGTGAAAAAGTACTTTCTTTAAATAATCAAAAATTATTAGTTAAAGGAAACTACACTGAACAGTACTATGAAAACATTAAACAATTAGCTGATGTTAATGTTAAAAAAGTATCTGATCCTGTTGAGAATAAATACATTAGTGATATGTTTAAGGTTCTACCTTTAATATCATTATATCAAAATGGTGTAGGTTATAGTAAATATGGCTTTAATGAAATACTTCCTTATGAAGATTTTGTTACTGTAATGGATAAAGCTTCTAATGACTTTATGAAGACATCTTTGAATACAGATACTATGATGGAGCTTTTTGATATTATTTCAGATCCAGCTACTAGAAACTTTAAGAATTATTTGTCAATGACAAAACCTGTTGTTGCTCAAAAAGTAATTGAAACTAAGAAGGGTGTACAAGAAGTGTTTGAAGATAATCCTGAGTTAGCTCTAATAGGTTCACCAGAACAATATTCAGAATACTTAGATAGTGTATTTCCTAATAGTAAAATAAAAGATATTGTTTATAGAGCTACTAGAGATTCTGCTAAATTAGAAGCATCAGATCTTGATCCAGAAAAAGGAACAGGTTCAAAAAATTTAGGTAAAGGAATTTACATGGCTAAAGAAAAATCACTTGCTGATAAATATAAAGGTGAGACGGGAAGAACAACTGCATTTATTGCTGATGTTCCAGATTTCTTTGTAACTGCTCTTCAAAAAAATTGGGATAGAGGTTATCATTCAGCTAATAATGTTACTGTTAATCAAATTACAGAAGGTACAAGTGATACATTATTAAATGTTGAAAATTTAGATAGAGATAGTTATGTTAAGTTTAATAATTATACGGGTAAGTATATTGGACCTGTAGATGTAAATGGTTTTCCAACTTATCAAGCTGAAATTTATGCAACACCTTATTGGACTCAATTTGCAGTTAATTCAAATAAACAACTTGTTGCTTTAGGTTCTAAACAAGATATAAAAGGATTTAAAGAATTTGTATCAGGTAAACCTACTACTAGTATTAAAGAAGGTGTATCTGAAGTATTTGAATCTAATCCAGAATTAGCTAAATTAGGAACACCTGAACAATACTCTCAGTATCTATCTACTATATTTCCTGATAGTAAAGTAAAAGATATTGTTTATCATCAAGCTTCAGGGAAATTAGAAGGTGAAAAATTTGACAAAAACAAATCAGCATATTTTACTGATTATATATATTTTGCATATAATATAGATCATGCTAAAGAATATTATACAGGAGAAGGAGATATTCTTTATAGAGCTATAGTAAATTTAAAAAATCCAGTTATTTTTGAAGATAAAACTTTTAATTCTAAAGATAAAGCATTAGAATCACTTGATAAAAATTATGATGGGATGATTAATAAAGCTGGAGATTATACAGATAGACCATCAGAAGAAGTTATTGTTAGAGAACCAGAACAAATACATATATTAGGAAGTAAACAAGATATAGAAGGATTCAAAAATTTTGTTACTCAACCATCTACTAGTGTTAAATCAAATATGGTAAGTGATAGTATTAAAGATACTCAACTTGATTTATTTAATCAAACACCTTTAACTTTTAGTGGTAAAAGTATTAATGAACAATTAGAAATCATGAATACTCCAGAATTTAAAAGCTTCTTTGCTGAAGAAACAATAAAAAACCCTAACTTAGATGCTAGTGAAGCATTAGATTATTATATTAAATGTAAAGGATTATGAGTAAGTGTTTAAACTTAGGAGATAAGAATATTTCAAAGATGGTAAATGACTTTGGAGAAGTTACAGTGTCTAAATTATTAGATACATATTTTCCAAATACAATGCCTACATATCAAGATTTTATATCTAATAAAAATATAAAACAAGAGTTGGGACTTATTCCTATTTCAAAAGTTAAGCAAGAGATTGGAAGAAGTATGTCCAAACAAATTAATAGTAATCAACTTATTAGTTTAAAAGCTACTATATCTGCAATTAATAATAGAAATTTTAAAAATAATGTACCTACTGTATATGGTCTTTATAATATTGAACAAGTAGGAGAATCTGATTTAAGCACTTGGGGTCTTAAAAAATTAAAGGGTACACTAGATATAGGAGCTAAACTTGAAAGAGCAAAAAGTAGAATAGTAGATCCTGGCCAATCAAATATTTCTGTTAGTGCTTTAGAAGAAATGATTAATAATGATGAGTACTTTGATTATGAAGAAGAACTAGATCCTCAAAAAGAATATAATACAGAAGAAGCAAGACAAATACAAAGAGATGATGCTCAAAGATTAGGTATAAGCTATAATGATGATTATCTTTTTCAATTAACTAGTGATCAAGGAATTAAAACTGCTGAGTCTGTAATGAAAGATGTAGCAGTTAGACTTACAGAGAGAATAGGTATCCCAGCAAAATTTATTAATGATGTAAATCAAAAATTTAAAGGAAGACTAGAAACAAATGATAATAGAAAACTTGCTATTATTAATCTTGCTTATGCTACTTTAGATACTCCCATACATGAGATTATAGGACATCCTTTAATGGATACTATTCAAACATATAATAATACACTTTATAATAATCTTATTAAAGAGTTAAATGCTGGTGTAGGAAAAGAAGTATATGACCGTGTTGAGAGAACCTATAACTTTAAAGAAAAAGAAATAGGTTTTAGTGAAGGAGATATTTTAACTCAAAGACAAAAAAATAATAATGAAATTTTAAGCAAAGTTCAAAAATATCTTACTGAACAATATAAAGAATACAAAGGAGAATTTAATGAAGATATAATTAATCTTGTTGCTAATAAAAAGTTTTCTCTTCCTAATGATGCAAATCAGTACATGTTAAAAATAAAGGGAGATGATGTTAGTGTTTTTCAATATGAGGCAGAGTCAAAAGAAAATATTGAGAAAGAGGCTCTTGTTGAATTACTTGGGTTAATGACTGCTGATAAAATTGATAAAAAACAAAATAAGAATTTAGTTAGTTTATTAAAAGAGTTACTTAAAAGGTTAAATGAAGTTATCAGAAAGTTAATTACTTCTAGAAATGTTGATTTACAAAACTTACCTGAAAATGCTACTCTTGGAGATATCTCAGATATTATTGCATACAGTAATAATAAACTTATTTTACCAGGTTATAAAGTAAAATACACTACTCCTGATAATGTAGAGTTTCCAACTTATGGAGAGGCTTCACAACATATAAGTGAGTTAACTAAAAGTTTTGAAGATGTTGATATAAGTAATACTAATATAGGAAATATACTTCCAAATTCTTTTACTATTGGTGATTATTATGTTTCTAAACAAGGAAATAATTACATAATACAAGATGAAGAACAAACTATTATAGATACTATTGATAGTAATACAGCTAAAGAGTTATATAAAGAATCTTATGAGTATCAGACAAATATAGTAAAAATTGAAAGTGGGATATTATCAGATAATACCATAAATACTTTTATAGAAAAAAACAAACAATTTGAACAATCTAAAGAAATTATAGAAGAGTGGAAAGAAAAAAATAATATTAAGTATAATCCAGAAGAAGTTTATTCAAGAGGTCAAGGTTTTTATTCAGCTGTTGGTGCTTATTCTGAATTAGATATTGATCTTTTATTTCAAAATCTATTAGATAATATTGATGTTAATGAAAAAGTAGGTGGTGAATTTGTTATATCTGCATTTACAAAACCTGTATCAGTAAAACTTGGACATCTAGAGCGTGAGTCTGGTGTTAATTTTGTTATATATCCAAAGTCTGAAGATATTAAATGGGCATCTAATGGAGATGTTTATTCTGGATCTGTATGGGATGCTTCAGAAAAATTTAGTAATAAAAAATCTGAAGTAATTGGAGTATCATATACAAAAGCTCCTCAATTAAGTAATATATCTACTATATTACCAAACTTAGCTGATACAATTGATAAGTTAGCACATGTTCATAATGAACTTGGTATAAGGTTAACAAAAAATAATTTTAGATTAGAAGCTGGTGGAGATACTCCAGTATCTACTAGAAAATTAATAACTAGTATTAATAATATACTAGATCAAAAATATGGTAAAATTACTAAGCCTAGTATTTCATTAAATAATAATAAATATAATGTAGTAGCCTACAATGAAGATACTATGAAGTTAGATCTTATTAAAGAATTTGGTAATAAAGAAGATGCAGAAAATTTTATAGAAGATAGAAAATATGATTCCAAGAATTATAGAATAAATACTACTGAAAGTTTTAATTCTGCAATTCAACCTACAATTACTAATGAAAATATTAAAGTACCTATTGAATATGTAAAAGCAGATGTATTAGATAAGAATAAAAAAGAAGAATCTAAACTTGATCAACAAGCTCTTATTAATGCAAAAATTACAGCATTAAAATCAGCTGCAAGAATTTACCCAAGAATCTTAATTAGAAGTGAAGTTGTTCAAGATAAAGGTTTTAGTTTATCATCTGAAAATCTTGATGATTTTGATTTACCATTTCAAAAGATTCCTCTTGAAGTTAATCCAATGATAACTGATGAACAACTTAATCAACAGTTTGAGGAAGTAAGAAGACTAGATGAATTAGAAGTTGAAGAGCCTGAAGATAGCTTAGAAGAACCAGATACTATTAAAGGAAAAGCAATTGCTATTGCTTTAGCTGAAAAATTAAAAGCAGCTTTTGGAATGGAGTATGAAGTTATTACACCAGAAATGGCTACATTAATTTTAGAAAGAACTCCAACTCCTTACGGGAATCAACCTGCATTTTTTCATGCCAATAAAATATATATTATTGAAGGTAATGTAACTGCAGATAATGTATTGCATGAATTTGCTCATCCATTAATAAAAGGTATATTAAAACAAAATCCAGAATTATTTAAAAGTCTTTACTCTCAGCTTCAATCAACTATAGAAGGACAAGAAATTATTGCTGCTATAAAAGCAGAGTATCCTAATTTAGAAGAAGGGTCAGATAGATTTATGGAAGAAGCTATGGTTACTTCTATAGAAAGAATGGCTTCCCAAAAAGCAAATAACCAAACAGCTTTTGGGAAATTTATAGAGAAACTAATGTTTGCTCTTAAAAAAGTTTTAAGATCTTTATTTACTGGTAAGACAGCAACTAAAGTTAATTTAAATAAACTTAGTGCAAAAACTACATTAGGACAATTAGCAGATATGTTGGCCAATAAAGAATTTGTTATTGAAGATTTACAAATTGAGCCTTCTATAATGGCAGAATTTAGAAGTAATGAAATTGCAGAAAGAATAGCAGAATTAAAAGCTGTCCCTGTTGTAGAATTACAACAACAAATAGATAAGATTTATAATGATGTAATAAGACAGTTAGATGCACTTAAACAAGCTCCATTTAAAGTTAAAGAAGACCTTCTTAAATCACAAAGTACTAAGATTCTTAATTATGTAAAAGAAGAATTAGAAAAATATCAAACTATAAACATTAGTGCTAAAGATGTAAACCCTGATAATATTATTAATGCCATTGCTGATATTGAACAAGAAACTAAATTAAGATCACTTGCCTTAATTAATTCATTAAATGAAATTAAAGTTTTTACAGAAGGTATTGATGTTATTTTAAAAGATATTAAAGGTAGTGCAAAACAAACTAATGAAAATATATCTAAGGTTGTTTATTATAAAGGATTCCTAAAAACACAAGAAGAATTAATTTCTAATTTAAAAACAATTCCTGGTTTAAGTAAAGACAGTTTATTTTATAAGACCTTAAACTCAATTGGTGATTCAATTATAACAGCTAATTCTAAAATAAAAGAAATTGAATTTAATTTCATTAGTGAGTTCTTTAGTAATGAAACAGAATTAATGGGAGATGCTGTAGAAAATAACTTCCGTGACAGAGCTACTCTTATTTTAAAAGCAGAAGGTGTTTCTGAAGCAGATATTGAAACATTTATTAATAAAATAATTAATAATACTGATGGTAAAACATTACAAGTTAAAGATTTAGGTTTAAATATTGATAATAGAAGAGCTAAAAAAATTGTTGATGCAGCTCAAGAATATTATCATAAAAGACTTGGCCGTGACCAAATTCAAGAATATTTACGTGGGGAAAGAGGTGATCTTGGTTACTTTACTAACTGGATTACTCCTTATTCTAATATGGATGATCCTATTGCTGGGGGTTTTGTAAACTTTATTAAAACTAAAATGTCTGATGCATTAACAGCAAGTCAAAATCAAGCAGATGATATTACTGTAAAATTATTACCTCTTCTTAATGCTGTAGGTTATAATCCTGCAAGAACAAATCAATTAGGAGACATGCTTCTCTTTACTGATAAGATTGGTTACACTACTAATGATGGTGTCTTTGAAGAAAAGGATGTATTAACTTTCCTTAATAAATTTAAAAACTACCGTGCTGATAGAGCCCGCTTGCAAAATAATTTTGATCAAGCTAAAGCTACTAAGGATAAAATTAAAATGAAGGAAGCATATGAAGCTATCCAAGATTTTGATGAAAAATATATGCATAGGAAATTTAAAAAAGAATTCTATGATATTCAAAAAATATGGAAAACAGGAGCTAAAGTTATAAATCCATTTACTAAAGAAGAAATAACTGTAGGACCAAAGGTTGCTTTTGACTCATTTTTAGAAAGACAACAAGATCTAGATAAGATGAACACTTTAAAGAATGTACATTTTCTAGAACTTGAAGATATGTATGAACTAGGTGACTCAGAAGAGCAAGCTAGATTAGAATACAATAGATTGTTTGATACTTATGGTCTTGATGGTAAGCCTAAGACTGGTGAAGAACTTGAAAGAGTTTTGCTTAGACAAAAACACCGTGAGTTAAGTAGAGGTATGTATGACTATAGTTCAGATACAGACCGTATCCAAAAAGATTTAGATAACTTTTCTAATCAATTACTTGCTAGGGGCATAGATCCAGAACAAAGACCTGCAGAAGGAGATGATAAAAATCTATATCAAAAAGAAATGGATAGATTCTTTAAAAAGAATTTAAAGACAGCATATACATCTGAATATTATAAATCAAGACAACAAATTTTTGAAGATATAAGAAAAATTTCTGAAAAAGCAGGAATTAAATCTCAAGTTGTAATGGATCTTGCTGAGTTATATAAAGAAAGATATAGATTAGCAAATTCAACTGCTGATAATAATGGACAACCTAATGGTGTTAATTTTACTCCTGAGCAAATAGATTTATTAAGAACTATAGAAGAAAAAATTGTTGCATTAGAAGCAAGTTTTGATAAGAAAAGTGGTTTACTTAAAGAAGAACTTGCAAGACTTAAAGGTTATGTTAAAAAGTCATCTCTTAACCAAGAATTAACTGCTGAAGAAAGAGAAGACTATGCAAAACTTTATGCAGTTAAAAATGAAATGGCCTTAAGTCCTCTTGAGCAACAAATTTTACGTACTAAATTTAGTGAACTATCAGATATAAGTACAAAGGAAGCTACTGATTATTATATAGAAGCTTTTAATTATGCTATAAGAGATTTAGGTCTTCCTGAAATTACTATAGATAATGCAGATTCATGGATTAATTCTACTAATCTAGAACAAGCTATGGCTGCAAGTAAAGATTTTACACAATGGTTTACAAGAAATCACTATACTAAACAAAGATTTGATTTTGCTTCTGGAGAAACTATTAATAGTAATCTAAGACTTAATGTTTGGACAGTAACTAAACCTTCTTATGAATCAGCTTATCAAAAAACTACTCTTATTGATCCTTATACTAAAGAAGAAATTATTAAAGAAGGAGTACCATCTGGAAAATATACTAAGAGTGTACTTAAAAATAGTTTACTTACTATTCCAAGAGGAGAAAGTTGGGATAATTATGTAGGTACTATAATAGATAACCGTGGAAACTTTTTACCTAGAGCTTATACACCAGGAGATTTAAATTCAGCATTTGATAATAAATACATGAATGAAAAATATGAAGCATTAGATAAAAATTCTGCTGAATTTAAATTACTCAAGGCAGTTACAGAATCTATGTTAAAGATTCAAGAAAATAAAGCTACTAATAGTAGACTCTATTTAGATATGCCAAGATTCCGTAGAAGAAGTAACTTAGAATATCTTGAGTCTGGACAAGTTAAAGATGGTGTAACTAAAAAAGTAAATAGTTTTAAAGACATTTGGGCAACAATGTTTGGTAAATCTGCAGATGATGTAGAATACGGCTATAACTTTGATGAAGGAGATGTTTTAGTATCTACAGATTTAGAAGGGAATGCTAAAAGTAAAATACCTGTAAGGGGTACATATAATTTAGATGCTGATCTTGTATCTAAAGATGTTATGAGAGGTATGTATGAATATCTTTTATCATTAAATGAACAAGAAACTTTAAGAGAAAATGAACCAATAGCACAAGCTTTAAGCAGTGTATTGGAAGAAAATCCTATTAAAGAATTAGGTAAAGTTGATAAAGATAAATTTGTACTTACAGGTAAAAAAGAATATTTAAAAGATGAATATAATAATAGAAAGGATGCTATTGATTATTTAATTAATAAAACTTTTTATGGTAAACCAAATAGTGATTTTGAAAAAAAGAATCCTGGTATAACTAAAATATTTCAAGGTTTATTTAGAAGATCTTCTAGAGCTTTTATTGCTTTTGATCCACAATCTGCAATTAAAAACCGTTGGGGAATGCTATATCAAAATGTTATTTTAGCTTCTGGAGGAAAACACCTCACTTTAGCTTCTTTAGCAAAAGGTAAACTTAAAGCTAAAGAGTCTGCTGCATATTGGATATTTAAAGATGTATATGCAAAAGGTATGAAAACTCAAGATATACAATTAATTGAAAGATTTGACCCAGCTCTTAGAACTAGATCAGAATTTGGTAGATCTTCATCTAGATCAATAGCTAAGGATATTTCTGATATGACTTATGCTTTTGATTTTAGAAGAACTATGGAATATGAAGCTTCTATGGAATTATTCTGGGGAGTAATGTATAATAAATATGTTGATCAAAATGGTGTATCAATTCCATATGCAGAAGCTTGGACAACAGATGCTCAAGGTATATTACAATTAAAAGATGGTATTGATCCTAATTATGGATTTAGAGAAGTAAATCATGTATATACTGGAGGTGAAACTCTTGATAGTATTGCTAAGAAATATAATATTTCTGTAGAGGAATTAAAAAAACGTGCAGATATTACTTCTATATCAGATTTACAAATTGGTCAAGAAATTGAAGTAGGTAATGCTAAAGAATTTAATAGGATGAAACTATTAGTTCAAGGTGTTAATAAAAAAGCTACTGGATCTATGGATAAGTTTGATACTCCGCATGCTGAAAAATATCTTTGGTATAGAGCATTTACATTCTACAAAAGATTTGCTACAGGTATGTTTATGGATAAGTATCAAATGGATACTACAAAAGGTAACCGTGGAGGACATGTTTATAATTGGGATACAAATACTTTAGAAAGAGGTTACTATCCAACTGCTATGATAAATATATATAATCTTGCCAGAAGTATTGGTAAAGATTGGCCTTTATTAACAAGAGAAGAAAAAGCTGCAATGAAAAAAGTTGTAGCTGAAGGATTATTATTATTTATACTTGCAAGTATAGTAGGAAGTTGGATGTTTGGTTATGATCCAGAAGATCCAGAAAGATGGGCTAAAATTAAAGCAAGAGGTGAAACTAATATTGGACACTATGAAAATCATTTATTATATTTATTAATGATGACTCAGGTAGAAAATCAAGCTTTTGTTCCTGGATTTGGTACCAAAGCAATGTTTAATTATTTTGGATCAACAACTATTGCAACACAAAATACTTTAAAGGTTTATATAAAAATTATGGGTAATTTAAAAGATATGGCTTTTGATAATCCTGATGCTGTATATTCACAAGATGTTGGACCTTATTCTTGGCAAAAGAAAGGTAAATATAAAATTTGGAATAATATTGGAACTATGTATGGTGTTAAAGGTAAAAATAGAGATGCTTATTGGGCCATTAAAAAGTATGAAACTTTTGAAAATTTAGATTAATTATGAAGTTAAAAAAAAAGGGACAGCCGAAGCTATCCCTTTTCTTTTTTTGATTATTAACCCTGTCAAACAGGTTCTTTAGAAGAAATCAGATGTTGTATCTTTATCTTCTGTATTATCACTAATGCTAAAATCTAAATCATCAAAATTAGCATCTTCTTTAGCTTTTTCTTCTAATAAGATTAGTTCTCTTTCTGCTTGTTCCCTATCTTCAGGAGCAACTTCTAAACTCATATGTGAAGCATTCTCTCCTGTCCACTCTTGATTCTCATCAATTTCAAATATTTCTTCTTCTTTTAATGGAACAGCTTCCCAGATATCAAGTTCATCATCATCATCATCTCCTGGATCTGAAGTTACTGCATTATGAAAGTCAATAGTTTCAAATGTGTTTCCCATAGGATCTGTATAAAGAACTGATATTTCTTCAGCTTCAGCTGCAGCAATCTGATCTAGTAAATTAAGTTGATTAGGATCAACAAAAGCTGTCTCATCTTCTATAACTTCAGGAGTTGCCGGAACTATCTGTGCAGGCACACTGCACTGCTGAAAGTTATTTATACTAGACATAAAATAATGTAGAACTCTTTGGTCTTCCATCCAAGTTTTAGGATGTGAATGCTGTAAAGCTATAGTTACATAACTATAAAAAGCCCATAGACTATTAGAATCAGCAAAGACATGACTAGGTCTGTCCATTTGACTTCTAACCAAGCTAGCTTGTTCAGTAGTAAGAATCTGATATTCTGCAAATAAGATACCTAACATTTGAGCTTGTCTTCTTTTATTAAGAATTACTGTCTTCATTATCTCTTTATCTGCAGCTAACTGATTATAATACATATGAGCATTAGCTATTTGCTCTTGTATGGTTTTAATAGTTTCTTCATCAGCTGTTCCAGTATGTTTCCTGGCCCAGTTTCCCATATCTCCACAAACCATTGTAGTTCCTGTAAGATTAATATAAGCTCCTACACCACATTTAAACCTTACTTGTTTATTATAACTGTTTGTCCATACAAACATCATAGATAGTTCAGGGTCAGAATTAAAACTTAGTTTATGAATTCCTTGAGCAATCTGTCCATCAGCAGTGCATCTAAACTCCTCATCAAGGATTGAGAAACCTGCCGTAGCAAGTTCAGTATATACATAATCTATTACAGACTGGTGGCTAATTACAGTGTAAGTAGCAGCATGATTTGGTAAAGCTACACTTACTAAGTGAGCTTTGGTGCATTCAGCAATTTTCTTTGGCATAATTAAAATAATTTTAGTTGTGTAATAATAGGCTCAAGATCAAGTATTTCCTTATTGATCTTAGCTAAATAGTAATCATAATTTATATCATAGTCACTAAAAGGTTTTTCCTCATAGTTAATCAGTAGAGTCTGAAGCCATTTTCCTGCTTCTATTTGTATCTCTCTATTGTCTGTATTATTCTTTTTAATTACCTTAACTCCTGTATTAGATATAAAATATCTAATTGTTTGTTGTAATTTTTCTGTATTATATTCTTGGTTTACAACTTCATGTTTATGAAAAGACCAATCTCCTTTAATCTTAACTCCTCCACAAAAATCAAATATGTTTAAATTTTCTTTTATAAACTTTTCAGGTTTAATTCCATTTACAAAGTAATTATAAACTCCTTGAGCAATAACTGAAAAACTTTTGTTCTTATGAAGAGCTAAATCAGCAAACTCAAATCTACCTTTACATTTAGTTTTACCTTTCTCAGTAATAGCAATGTAATTATTTACATCACCAAGAATAATCTTAGAATATGTATCATGTTCAAGTTGTAAGCTAGTGATATCTTCCCATCTCTTGCAGATTTCCATATACTTGTCTACATATTCTCTTGGAATAATAGTTTCAAGACCATCAGTATTCTGCATTAAAGGAATAGAACCTGGAATCTCTTCACAAATCATCTCATACAACATAGTAAGACTTAACTGACCATTGATAGTAATCTTCATAGTAAACTCTGGATCATATAAGAAGCTGTTAGCATCATTACTTAGACCATATGTAGAGTTTAGTATAATCTTGTATACATAGTTCTTAGGGTCTGCTTTAGGAATCTTCTTTCTTTCTTCAAAGAACCACTCATACAAATCATAAAATGCTTTCTGTGGTAGATGAGCAGGTGCCCATTTATTTCTGATAGCAAGATTAGGATAGAAGCTTGTAACATCTGAGGTCATAATAACCATATCATCTTCAGCTGTATAAACTTTACTAGCCCGCGCCCCATGAATACCTCCTAAACCATAATCAGTTTGAAGACCTTTATATCTTACAGAATATTTAAAACCTCCTTTAGTTTCTCCTGTAAAGATTACTACTTCTTGAAACTTCTTTAGAAGGTTTTGAAAGGGAGCTGTTTTAAATTCTATATAAGGTAGTATGATATCTTTAACTACAATCTTATCTCTTTTAGTTCTCATCTGTCTGAGATCATATTTCTTCATACCTGTTTTCTCACATAAGAAATGTAAAAACAATTCTTTAGAAATTCTTGGTTCAGAAGCAGAATATAAATCTATACCATATTCTTCAGTAAGTTTACCTCTTAAATCAATATTGCTTTTACTAAGCATCATGATCTGTTTGGTAGACTTAACATCATTCCAACAGTATTTTATAATCTCTGGTATTTGATCTGCAGTAACTTCAGTAGTGTGATGAATAGGCATATCCATTATGTTGTGCCAATCCATAGTATACTGAATCCATTTTAATGAACTTCTCTTGGCTGGATTATCCCAATGGTTTAATTTAAATACATCCAGTTGTTTAATATGCAAATCCCGTGGAGAAAACTCAGAGAATTCACCTTGGTTTTGTCTATTAATAATATCTTGTGCTTTATTATACAGGAATCTGGCAATAGTATCACCATCTTGTTCTAAAAGTTGTTCCTTATTTCTTAATATGTGTTCAGTAATTTGACTATCAAAACTTAGACCATTGAAACTTACATGCCATTCACCATAAGCAATATTCTTTTCTAGAAAAGTTACCAGTTCTAGAATATCATTTTTACTTTCATGTGTAACAAATACTTCTTGGTTTTCAGATTTTGTTTCTTCAAAACAGGCTATGAAACAATTAGCAAGAGTTTCATAATCCATGACATAGTTTGTCTTCATAGATTAGTTCAGTTAAGCTGTTCCCCCAATTAGTTAATAAAAAAGTGGGTAGTTAGACTACCCACTTGGTAGTCAGATTATTTCTTTGTTTTTTTTGCTTCAGATACTTCTTCAGAAACAGTTCCCATAAAAGATTTATAGTCAAACTTTTTTGCATTAATAGCAAAATGTTCAACAATATCTAATATACCTGCTTGATCTTCAATATAGAATTCTTGAAATATTTCAATTTTATTTCTATCTTGTTTTGTACCTTTTGCTCCTGTAATAGCAATACCATATTCATCTAATTTAGGAAGCATGTGTAATGTAGTTTTTGTTGTTTTCAAAATAACTACAAATACTTTTGTTCCCGGATCAAATATACATTCTACATAGGGACATGATTCAGTAATAGGAATCATTCTAAAGGTTTGGCTTTCTTGCCATGTTGCTTGGACAAGTAGCATTGATTTTTCACTCATTGGTTTTGGTTTTATAAAGTTAGTACAAATTAAGTTAGAATTTTTATATTTTCCAAATTTGCTACTTCAATTAGCAGCTTTTCTTTATCAAGATTAGGTTTGTCACAAAGTTCTTGAACTGACATTAGTAGTTCTATAGAGCAATCAAGAATCTTTGCATAATCTTCATAATATTTTTCTGGAAATAAATAGCTTTTTACATATTCGTAATTACCACTATTTTTATCAAAAAAGTCAACTATTTTATTTTTTATCTTAGGACTCATTCTACTGTATTTACCAGTAATAAAATAAGTCCAATCATTTTTTAAATCAGAAAAATCAAATATAAAAACAGTATTTTCTGAATCTATCTTTATATAGTTACTTATTCTGTTGTGTTTAAGTAAAACTTGTTTTTCAAAGTTTAAATATTCAGAATCAGTTCTATTTTTATAGACACACACTAGTTTCATATCCTCAGTGGTATAAGTATTGGTCCAGCTAACATAAGTTTCACTAGGAACAACGCTTGTACCCCTTTTAATATCTAAGAGCGGATATAAAAATATCTTAGACTTTTGGAAGTATTTCCCATAAATTGTTTGTATTACCATAATTTTACAATTTTACATTACCAATTGCTAGTTCATATGGTAGAGTAAAGTCCTTGTTTTCATAATGATATTTTACAATATCAATTATTTTATCAAAGTCTTTCAACCATGCTGCTAGACTTTCTTGTGATACTTGGAAAGGGTAAATCTGATTATATTTATCAACTACAATAAATGTTATCACTATATTCCAATCTTTAGCATCAGGTTTATCTTTAACATACTTATCATAGATTAAGTGGTAGTACATAGAGGCTTGAATCCAATACTTGTAATACTTAACTGTCTCTGGAAAGTCTAATAAACCTTTTCCTGTTGTTTTTAAGTCATTAATAAATATGGTTTTTGAGTCTGTATCTATAACTACATTGTCTAAGATTCCTTTATATCCAAATGGTAAGTTATTTACATTATGTTTAAGTGGCAACTCATTAAACACTGTAATATGGTCATCTGAAATTTCCTTATCTAAATATAGTAAAGCTCTTACCTCCAGATTGCTCTTAAGCATTGCTACTGTTTCTATACAGTTAGCATAAATTATGGGATCAACTAAGGCTTTATCTTGTTTAGTTTTGAGAAACTCAAAATAATTTTTGTTTTGATCAGTAAGAATTTTATCAAGTCTTTGTTGATCAGTCTTTAAGGTTTGGTATAAGTTGCTATTTAAGAGATCTGTGAGTATTTCCTTTTGGAATTCCTCCAAAAGTAATGTATTATTTTCAATTGACAAGTAATTTTTAAAAATATTATCAATTAATATTCTATTACTATCTGTGGGAAACTTATCAGGCATTAATATAAAGTCCTTTTCAAAGTTCTCAGGCTCTAAAAGTAAGCAGTGTAAGACCCTACCTCCTACAAGGTGAGGGTCTATACTGTCTTCTCTCTGATTTAAAACATAGTGTGAATAAAAACTTCTAGGTGAAAATAATAGCTTATTAATGCTACTATAGCTAAAGTAAAATTTATTCTTGTAAAATTGTGTTAGTTCTTCAGAACCAATCAATGTCTGTAGATTCATTTGAGTTTATTTGATGGTTATTTGATTCTTCTTCTTTAAAAGTGGCCAAATCTTTTTCAGCTAATTCTTCTTCTTCAAGAGCTATTAACTCTGACTTGAGTTCTTTTCTTTCAAGATTAGTAAATGCAGCTTCTATAAGTTCATCTTCTAAAACCTCTTCTTCAACTTCTACAGGATCCGGTCGTGTAGAAGTAATATCTTCTTCAGGATTTATTAAATTAATAGATGTTAGATTTAATTTGTCAAGATACTCTTGCTTAATAGTTACTTCTTTAACTTCAAATACATCATCATAATATATATTTCTGACAATATCACCACTGTATTCTTGATACAACCTCTTAATCATATCTACAGTTAATAAACCTTTATTGTCTATTATTTGAACAATATCATCAGTATTTTGGTGAGTAACATCTCTTGGCTGCCATCCAAAATAAGTAAGCATAGACTTAAAATTCACATGATTTCTTGTATTGCTATTGTTTATCTTATATGCATTTTCAGATATTAGCATCAATAAATATAATACACTATCTTCATATTTAGAATTTGCCATAATCTCCATAGCAAGTACATGATTGTCAGAATCTGAACTGTCAAACATACTTTTAAGTTGCTGGAAAACTTCTTCATCTATTGTTGTAGAATCATCACCATTAATGTTATTTAATAATTCTGCTTCACTGTAAATAGTTTTATCTTTAACTGTATTATACATTTCACTATAATCAGGGTCTATAGTATAGATATAAGAACTAGTATAATCATTTCTAGAACCATTAGCTAATATATTATATATGTCATTATAATCACCAAAAATATCAGTTTCTCCCGTACTAGCAATAGCAGTTTCTAAATTCTGTATATAAAAGTCATCATTACATAATTCTTTAATTCTTTCCAATGCATAAGTAGAATTAACTTTATATGTCCATCTAGAACTAGTAATTTTTGCAATAGAGTTTCTACCTGCAAAAATTATATTTGCTTTAGCAGGATCTCTTACTACTCTAATTCCTAAACTTAATGCTAAATCTTTTAGTTTAACTCTAGGAATATTAACTCCAGGCAATAAGTATATCATGTCTCCTTTTACAGGAATATATCCTTGTGTATTTACAATTTCATTAAGATCATCTGCACCTTCTAAAAGTTCTAGTTCAAAAGAACTAATTGATTTATCATCTGCAGAGTTATCAAGTTTTATATTTATAAATTGTTTCATATTGTTGAAATATAAAGATAGAAGGAGTATTATCTCCTCCTATCTTAGTTTTAATTAGTTTATTGTTTTTTTAAAGGGGTAACTGTTCTATCATTGTTTTAACTGATAGCCATCTTCACCACCTTAGTATTCTGCATTAGTTTAGCAAATTTAACTTTGTTACCATTTACTATTTCTTTGATCATGTAATATCTAAGATCATTAGTAAATGCATCACATTCAGTAGTAAGTTTGGCTAATCTATCAGTAATAGCTGCTGGAACTGGGCCTCTTTCAGAAAGAAGCAATGAATAGTTTATTAATCTTGTTGCAATTACGCTAGATATATCTGCTCTAAACTCATCATCTTTACCAACTGCACTTGTCAAAGCTCCCATTACATATACTTCATCTTTAGTCAAGACATCTTCCGGGGAAATAATCCTATCTAACTTGTTATTAATAAACATAGTAAACATAGAACTAAAATCTGCTCCAACAGAACCTTCACCAATCATTTGAATTAGAGGTAGGTCAGCCTCAAACTTTTCTATAGAACTAATAGCATTAAAGAAAGTAGTAATAGATCTTGGATTTACCTTTTGAGTTACAAGTTCTGGATTCATCAACATAAAGTTGATACATCTACCATCTATTCTTGCAGTCTCAGCCCACTTAGACCATACATTAACATCATACTTCAACTCAACAGAGATAAATCTAGTCTTCTGAGCTACATCCAAAGAAGTTACATTATAGTCTCCATTATCTGGATTAGTAGTCAAGATAACATGCCAGTTCTTAGGTAATTTCCAAGAAACATATTCTTGTCTATCTAAGATCTCCATAGTTGCTTGCATAAATCTGTGATCAGCTCTAGTATAATCATCTAATACTAAGAATCCACCTTCACCTTTACCTTGAATCCACTCAGGTGCAGCATGAGACATTCTCTTAGCTCCAACTTTATATCCTTTTTTCATAGCTGCATCTATCTGAACTTCATTAATCCATGTAGACTTACCTTCAGCATTTGTGATCTCAAATTCTTTTACAGGAAAACCAACTAAGTCACCTAATTCTTCTAACTGAGATAAATTAAGCTTTACAACTTGCATATTCATTTCTTTGCCCAATTGCATAATAGCAGAAGTCTTACCAAGACCAGCATCACCCTCAATATTAATTGCCACAGGAACTTTACCTTCAGCTTGAATATGTTGGTTATTACCAACCATATGCTTTATAAAACTTTTTAACTCTTCTACATTTAATTGTACTTGATTCATACTTTTTCTTTTTATAGTTCTAATTTAATTACTTTTCCTGGTAAACTTTCATTCATATTTGATCTTTCTGACAAAACCCAAAGAACATGTCCCTTTGGTTTTACACGTGTATTACATTCTCCATCAGTAAAATATACTAAACTAGTATATCTCTTTTGATTTCCATTATAATATTCTAAAACAGGATCAAACTCTGTTCCCCCTCTCCCTATTACATTTAATTCAAATTTACCTTTATAAGATTCAATAGATCTGATATCAGTATCACATTGAACTATAGTAACATCTACTCCTGCTTTATAAATATGATTTATTTCACTCATAAACTCTTGTAATTCAGAATCACTTACAGAACCTGAAGTATCTATACCTAACAACATATGTTGTTTCATCTTAAGTTTAAGACCAGGACTCTCAGGAAATTTTCTATTCTCTTTTCTCCTTATCTTCTTAGTAAATACCTTTGTACTAATTCCAGTAAACCTTCTCATATATCCTCTCCAATCAAACTTAGGTGTAACTATTTCTTCAATAGTAATTACTCCTTCTATTTCTCCAGGGATACGTCCTCTCTTTTTTACTGTTTGTTCTTTAGCATCTGATAGAACTTTTTGTAATTGCTTATCAATTAGCTTTTTCTCAGCTTCACTAAGATCATCAAACTCTTCCCAGGTACCATGATCAGGAACATTCCCATTTTCTATATCATCTAGTAACTTATCCATAGGTTCATTACCACAAGTACCATTCTTATCCTTTTCTTGTTTAAGCTCTTGTAGTTTCTTATAATAGTATCTACAACCTGCTCTTTCATCAAGATTAAGATCTTCATAGTCTTCTATCATGATACCACCTTTAGGTAACCAATCAGTATCAATATATTGATTGATTTCCATATCCATAGCCACATTAGCTAGTTTTTTATCACTAAATGAACCAAAACTTGTTAAGTGACCAAAAGCTATATGTAAGAGTTCATGTTTTAACAATCCAAGTTGATGTTCTTCACTAAGACTTGTCCAAAACTCTTCATTTATTGCTAACTGGTAATTAATACCATTCTTACTTACTCCCGCTGTAGGTAAATCTTGTCTCCATGTTTTATTTAACATAATTAGAAAGAACCCATAATAGGGCTCTATTAACATTAATTCTTTTGCTATCTTGCTAAGACTAAGTGCTTTGTCCATCTTTTAAGTTTATATTAATTTCAAATTTATCAGCAGGATATCCCATCTGACCTAAAAATTCAATCATACTTTTAGTAAAGAATTCCATAAAAAGTTCTATAGATTGTATACTAGCATTATTATTTGTCATGTGTGATAAACAAACTCCACTAGATAGTGCTGTATAAGAACCCGAAAGAATTTTTGTTTTTACTAATAGTTTTGCAACTTTAGGACAATTAGTTTTCCAGTCTTCAGGAGTAACATTTCCAAACTTATAGAGTACAATTAGTTCTCCTATATACTTTTTTGTGTCAACTTTTTTTAAAGATTCAAATGCAATAATAGCATTTTCTTTATCAGATGACCTTAACATATTTAATAAGTTCTTTGTTTCTTCTTTGTTAAAAATCATTAGTCTTCAAGTTTATGTCCCAATACTTTTATTACATATTCTTTATACTCTGCTCTAGTTAATATATGCAATCCTTGATAACCCTCACCACTATCAAATGATTCTTTTATTTTCATTAATATATTTAAAGTATCCATATAAACAGCTCCCATAAAAGAAGCTTCAGTTGTAGTTAACTTTGGATCTAAAGTAACTGTAATTACTTTTTTATCTTCTTCTTTACTTAGTGTGAGTCTCATTTCTAGAGGTAACTCACCTGATCCATTTTCATTTGAAAAGACCACTTTAATATTTTGGTCATTAATTTTTACACTTTCCATTAGTCTTCTATTTTTAAGGTTTTTATCATCCACTCTGTGGGCTTGTTTATATTGTCCACCCATTCTTTTGCACTTGGAATATATCCATTGCAGTCTTCCTTTACATGTTGTTCTCCAACATATCTTGTATATACTGTTTTACCATCTGAATTTATAAATGAGTTACCAAACACTTTTTCACATTCAAATATTCCTTCACTGTGGTGTCTAAACATTCTATGCTTACTATGTCCTATCCAAGCTTTGGTTTCATCAAACCAATCATGAATAGGTTGGTAATCAGATAACTGACCACCCCATTTTTTAACTGATGATTTGCAATGTTGCATTGGATGTGCCATTAGTTTAAGCTTTTATTAATTAAATTACCATTATGATTATATGTTTCAGTTTCAGTAAAATAAATATTGTTATTAATTGTATAGTTACCAGAAGGAATACTAATAAGTACTGTTCCATAACCACCTTCATTATTCCACCAATCTTCTATATTATCTAAGATTTGTGAAGTAGCAAAGTCTTCCATATTTGAATAGAAAGATGTGCTAAGATCTCTTAAATTAAGAACATTTTCACTATAAGGATCTAAATCATCTAAATCTTCAAGACATGTTACTTTTTCTGTTGTATATATAATTTCATCAATTGCACCTGAATCTCCTCCACCTGAGTATAATACTTTAATTCCGGTCACACCAAGGTCAGCCAACTGTAATAGAAGGCCTGTCATATCATTTTCTGTCATAATTATTGTTTTTTAAATGGACCATAGAATCGGCCCAAAATATTACCATTTAAGAAATCATCCCTTTCCAATACTTCTCTGGTAAACTGAAACTTAACTTCAAAATAAGTAAGTTCTGTTTTAGAGAAGCATATGCGAATCATATATCTTCTTATTTCAATTCCAGCTTTGTGAGCTTCTTGTAAAATTTTATTACTGCTATAATAGTTTTCATAGCTTTCTTTTTTGACAACAGTATATTTTTTGGTTCTTTTATCAGTTACTTGAGCTAAAGCTCTTTTACCAAATCTCTTCTTTATAGAAGAATAAAAGTTTTTCTTTCCAATATACTTAACAAGTTTACCATCAATAGTAGCTTGCATTTCATATACAAACCCTTCTGCATTTTCAGGTATCATTGAATTATTAAAAGGGTCTCCTTGATATAGCCAACTCATAGTAGTACATTTCTTAATAAAGGTAGTAATTCTTTTCTTACAGTTTCAATTCCATGAACTTTAATAGAATCAGATAAATCCTTTTCCATGTTTAAAACTACATAATTAAAACCATATTTAGATTTATATCTTTCAGCTGATTTAATTCCTGGCTCATCATTATCAAATAATAGACAAACATCTTGATACTTAGTAGATAAACTATTCATAATATTTTCTGGAATCATAGTATTCTCACTGTCTGGTGCAATAGCTTCAGAATTAATAAACTTTAATTTATTATATGCCATCAAATCCTTAAGAGATGATGTTATAACAAGAAATGTTTTATCCTGTGCAAGCTGTTCAGAACCTTGGATGTAATCTCTTACTTTAATAAACTTACTATCCTTTACTTTAGGTTGGTATATTTTATAAAGAGAACCATCTTCTTTAAAGTAACCATAGATATAATTACCTTTGATAGTTATACTAGACAAAACTTCATTTTCATCTGTTTTTTGCATAATATAATATTCTAATGGACTAACATTATATTTCTCTAATAACTTAGACCCAATCTTATATCCCATCCAGTATTTTTGATCAAGAGTATTCCAGTGCCTGATTTCAAAGTCAGTAACTTTATATCTACTTTGTTGCTTATAAGAGTTTATAGGATTAATACCATTACTTAAAACATACTGGTTATAATCTTCTATTACTTTAAAAGATGCATGTCCCCTAGTAGGGAGATTAAATAGATTTTGCACAAGACTTAAAGCATCACCTCCATTACCAGAAGAAAAGTCTTTAAACTTATAGATATTATTTGTATCCATATAGATACACATAGAAGGAGTTTTCTCACGTAAATTAAATACAGATTTTATTTTAAGGTCTTGACCTGTAAGTTTTTCTGTTAGATTAAGATAGTGTTCAAATATCCATTCTCTTGGCACATCTGCCAAATCATAAATTAAATTCTTTGTTGAAATCATAATAACTCATTTTAAAAATATAAGGGGAATTAGACAACTCCCCTTATATGAGAGTTGTTAGTCTAAGCTAAAGTCAGAAGAACCTTTAGTTGGAGTTGTAAAATCATCATCATCACCAAATCCTTTTACTTCTTTTACTTCAATCTTCTTAAGATGTTTAGTTTCATCATAAGTCATTACATTATCACCATATGCATACTTTTTATTTTCTGCTTTTGGTAACCACATGTCAAAGTTAATATAACCTGTTTTACCTTCATATTCTTTACCAGCAACACAGAAGTCAATATACTTATCTTCAAATGGTTTTGCTTTATTTAATGCAGCAACAAATTTCTCTATTGTAGCATGTTTACCATCTTCATTAATAAACCAATCATAAAACTCAAATGCTTTAGATAGTCCTTGTAAAAACATAAGGATAGATCTATCTCTTTGAATCTTAATACCTGATTTAGTTTCACCATCTGCATATGCATACTGACTAGCTTTTATTCTACCAATCTGACCTGCATAATGACCTTTGCTTTCATCATCTTTATCAATCATAAATCCTGTAAAACCTTCAATTGGTTCTGTCTCTACATGTAACATAAGATGTTTAGCATTATCAATAAATTTAAAATCCTCTAGCTCAATGCTATTAATTTTTAATAAATGATTTCCTGGACCAATTGTTTTTGGTTGTCCTGCACCACCTGTTCCTAAATCTGTTGTACTTAATCCCATTTTGTTTTTGTTTTTAAATTATTAATTATATGTATACTTTATCCCAGTGAATATTTAATTCACCTTTTTCATTCATCTCAGAAATTACTATTTCTTGATCTCTTAAGTGTTCTGGTCTTGCACCACAAGTTACTCCATCATTAGTCTTAAAACTTAGAATAGTTTGATTATCCTTTCTAAACATATACCCAATTGCATCTGCATTAGCACAAATCAAAGACTTTATTTTACCTGTTAAATCTATATTAGCAGCCATTACCATCTCACCTTTATCATCTACCTGTTTGTCTTTAATATGACCAGATAAAATAATATGGGGTGCTAAGGTATCAATAAAATCTAAAACTTGAAAGAAAGCCTGTCTTAAATATAAATAACCAGCACCATTAGCTAAAGTGAGAACATTTGTTCCATCATACTTACTACCCATTGGTGTTTGTTTATATAATTTGACAGCTAAAGGACCAATCATATCTTCTAATGCAGTTACTGTATCTACAGTAACATACTTATAAGGACATCCTGCTTCTTTAATAGCTTTACCCGCATCTAACAAATCCTGTAAAGAATTTATTTTGATTTTAAGAGCTTCTACATATTCAGAACCATTTTCCAAATCTAAAATTAGATTATCATCTAGTCCAGCAAATGCAGTTGTTTTACCTGTTTTAGGCTTTGAGTAGATTATTAATCTTTTAGGATTATTTCTTTCTACTTTTACTTTTTTAGTTGGCAGTATTATACTCATACTAATTAGGTTTAGATAATGCAGTTGCTAATTCTTTGAAAAGTTCAGAAATCTTTAGAAGAACTTCTGAAGCTAATTCTGAAGGTTTCTCATCTAATTTTAAATTTGTTGGTGTAGCAGCATAAGCTTCAACAAAATCAGGAAAAATAGTTGGTGATGACTGTAATTTAGGTAATGAATCTGCTGTAACTTCAGCATCAAGTTTTCTCTTTTCCCATAAATTATAGGTAATTTGAGAACCATTAGCTAGAATAGCAACTAATTCAGATGTTGGGATTACATAAGCAACATAACCTGTTCCTGATTTACCTAAACCTTCTTTAGTTTCATACTCTTCAGCAAAGTAAGGATTATATGTATATTTAAATAGTTGTCTATCTGCATTAGCAGGAATCATATCTATTTCTTTATTATCATTATCTCTAATGATGTCAATCAATTCAATAAAGATATCATTACCTTTATTTAGTTCTCCTTCAAATAGTTGGATTTGTTTACCAAATTTACCCTTTGAAAAGAAAGCAGTTTTTAATGCAAATGTTGGATCTGCTAGTTGCAGTTGCTTAAATCTTTCCATATGGAAAGCATAGAATTCATTTTCTTTTTCTTTTCTGTTCATATATTTGTATTAGTTGTTCATACTTTGTGGTGGAAAATCAATCTCCACTATTCTTATGGTAGATCTATCAAGTTTACAAAAGAATAAACCTGTTAGGCCATTTCTAGATTTAAGAAAGTGAAAAGCTAAAAGCTCTTCATCATTTACTATATATCTTTCAGGACCATAAAATCTTATTTTTCTTGAAAATGGTTTGTTAATACCTATTACAACATCTGCATGTTGAAGTAAGGCATCAGCACCAAATAAATCAGAATCTAAAACATAGTTACCATACTGGCCATCTTTAGATCTGTCAGGATGATCAATATTTCTATTGAGCTGACTAAGAACTATAAAGGCTATAGGATATTTCTTTTTCATCTTTGTAAGAGCTTCTCCTAATGAATAGAGCATTTCAAACTTATCTTTTTCTTGTTTTGCAACTCTAAATAAAGATGAGTGATCTATAGTAACTAAAGTATTTATGTATTCATATATTGGGAAATCATTTTGGTCAACACCCTTTTGAACTTTGTGTTGTTCCATATAAGCATGTATAGTTGCACACATTTCATCTACAGTACAGGGATCATATATTACATCAATCACATCTGTATGTTCTGTTTTCTCATAAACTTCTATACACTTTTGAAAAACAGCTTTGTCAACTAGTTTTCCTTTACTCATTAGAGTATTGTAATCAGAACCTGTATTCATAGATAGTTTTCTAATACCATTGGTTTCATCAACCATTTCAAATTGAAACTTTAATACTCTGAAGGTTTGGTCTGTATTTTCTGATATAACATCATTAACCAATTGCTCCATAAATAAAGTTTTACCAACTCCTGGTCTAGCTCCAACTACAGTAATAGTCTTCCATTCAAGACCATCACAAAATGCATCATTAAATCTAACCCAAGAAGTTTTCAAGGACTTTAAATCTCCCTGCCTCCTGGCTTTGATTTTTAGAATAGCTTTTCTTAAGGAGTCTCTTTCACTAATAGGCTGATAGGCCCGAGCTCCATTATACAAATTTTCCATAAGAATTATTTTTCAAAAAGATCTATTGTTTTTTCTTTTGAAATATTATACAGGAAATGAAGGATAGTTATTAAACCTTCAATTACTAAGTATTCCCAAATTGATATTGGGAATATAAAATTGTGGATAACCACATATGCAAATGCACTACTAAAAACTGCAATGAGTAGTAAAACCCCCCTTGATTTCCAATTCATAATCTCCTCTCTTTAATAAATACTACTTCATCATCTAACACATTATCAATCATATTACAGTAATCAGCTAACTCAGAATCATATGTTTTATCAGTATTTTGCTTTCTTATGAAATACTGAGATGTTCTCATGTATTCATAATTCTTTAAGCTGTAATCATATATATATTTTTTTGTTGCTCTAAAAATCATATCCCAATCATATTCATAGTTCTCAAAGAACCATCTAAAAGAATTTTCTAAGTTTTTAGGATTTACTCTTGCATACTTTCCACTAGACAGTTTTCTATTAGGAAATATTTCAACATATTTCTGTATATTCTCTGCAAAGTTGTTTCCCAGTAAAT